AATTATTTCGATATTGTCTGAATTAAATCCAATCAAAATTGATATGCCAGAGGAGTATATATTTCCTATAGATGTTGCAATAAAGTCATTAATGCCATCAAGATCCACCCCATCAGTTCCCCAAGTCGGCCCATTCGTCAGCGTCCCATTGTAAGTCCCCAATCCCCCCAGCGAATATGCCGTAGTTCCCGTCCCCGCATTCTGGGAGGAGCGAAGCGGCCAGCAGACCATACTGCTCCACAGGCCGAGGTCTTTGATCCCTGTGACAAAACGACTGATTTGTTGCTTGGCCGCAACCTCCGTCACGCCAGCGGTTGTAAAGTAACTGCTTGCGTCAGAGTCGTAGGCTGGCTTGATTAAGATGCTCACGCTTCAAGAATTGTGAATGTGGATGCAGTTACACTAGAAAGAATATAAACAGCCCCTGTAGGTATGTAGCTAGATTCAAATGTGATTCCAGCCCCAGCCGTAAGCTGAATGCCTTGAGTAGTTGTTGGAGTAAATCCAACCCCAACCGTGATAACATTCGATGAGGTTGTGACATTTTGAATGAGCAAATACCGCCTTGCAGAATTGGTTACAGCGGCCGTCAATAAGGCAGTATTGGCCGTAACCACAGAGCCAAAACGAGTTGTAAGTGCGCCACTGGGAACACCAGAAATTGTTACCGATCCAGCAATGGGCAAATTAGTTCCACCAGAAACGCCCTGCACAGAAAGAACATCAATGGATGGATTGCCAGCCGTCCCAACCTCTGCGTAAGTTACAGCGGTTCCAGCGGGGTTAATTAGCCTTGCTGTTACGCTTGTTGCAAAGGAGCCAATGGTTACTGAATTTCCTATGGTAACAGATGAAATGCTGACAGGAACCGTGCCATTGATGTTGGCTGTGACGGTTCCAGAAATTGATGGCAACGAGCCGATGGTGACGGAATTGCCGACCGTGACCGTGCCTGATATATTGATTGGATAGTCTGTTTTTCCTCCAGCAGATCTTCCGGCCACTTTAACGAAAAAAGTGTTTCCGTCATATTCAAGTGTGCTGTTTAGATTTCCAGCCACATTCGCCGTGACCGTGCCGGAGATGGGGAGGGGGTTCGAGGCGTTAAGCGTCCCAGAATCGTTTGTGATTTGTACTGGAACAATCAAATCAACAGTAGTATCGGCTCTGGCTATTTGCCATGAATCAACTGGAATTGGTCTTTGGTCTTCATCTGTCTGATGCTGGCCAAAAACATTTGCTGTGACCGTGCCGGAGATGGGAACATCACCTCCGCTATCAACAATCCAACTGGCAAACTGTGAGTTTAGAGCCCCGCCAGCATCAATTTTTTGTATTTTTACAGGAAGCTCGCCATTATCATTATTAACTTCCTTAATTGTGTTACCAACCAACCCATCTCGATAGCCAATGGCAACAATTTGATTTGGAAAAGTTGCGGTTGTTGAAGCAAAAGGAACATTCGCCGTGACCGTGCCGCGAACAAGAAGGCCATTTACATTGGAAATTGGCCCAGAACCATCGCCTGCATGAATATTTACAATCGTGTTGCCAGAAGAATCACAAGCAATTCTGCGATCAAATCCCAACCCTGTTCCGTCTCTTCCTATTAAATTCGCCGTGACCGTGCCAGCAATGGTCTGGCTGGCCGGGAAGTTGGAGATGGAAACAACGCTTCCGCTAACTGCGCTTGTGATGTTTGAGATTGCGGTTGATCCAAGGCTAACAACCGTATGAGCAACAATATGCTCCCCTCCTGTTACTACTGAAGAAAGGGTCGTTGCTGACTGATTTCCGTCTAAAACTGGAAGTGCCATTTAATTCAATCTCCTTGTTAAATTGCTCCGATATATTGGGAATTGCGATGATCGTTGAATTGAAGTGCGGCGATATAGGCAACGGCTTCAGGCGACTGAACCGGGCTTGCCATAATCCGCATCGTTAGCCCCCTCTGCCAAGCCCTAGAGCTTGCCCTTATCGTTGGGCTTTGGCCTGTTATTTGAGCCATATAAATGACTGCGGGTGGTAAAATTTGGGCATCTATCTTTGCCCGAAGGGTGGGGGTTTCTGAGTAGAACGCCTCAAATATCTCGCAATATTCTTGGTCAAAGGCTTCTTGGCTTACCTTAACCGCCGTGTCGCTGTAATTGACTGCAACAGAAAGATCGTAAACCCCGCTATAATTTCCTAGCACTTGCGAACTGATTAAGGCTTGAATGGTTACATAAGGGAAAAGCCTTCTGCCAATTCTGTTTGTTGTATAGACATTAAGGCCGGAGATGCCTGTTAAGAGGGCGGCAATCCCATCCTCAATCTGATATTGGATGGATTGGCTCATTTTTTTGCGCTCGCAATCACATCAAGGGTTATCTCTTTAGCCCAAGTCCTGTTCCTTGCCATGATGGATGGGCTTTCGCTTGTCATCTTGGCATTGTAAATAGTCACATTGGATGCCGTAGTTGAGACGACTGCAAGATTGGGATTCTGATAGAACTTGCCTACAATCTCTTGAAACTTGGCATCGAAGGCTTGGCGGGTTATGGAGTCGGCTCTTTGGTTGTAGGAAAGGTTGGCAGTTAGCCCAAAAACCCCGGTAAATGTTCCCAACTGCTCATTTGTGATGGAAGCCCTTGCCGAGACAAAGGGAAGGGTTCTGGCCGTGGGTCTTTCGCTTGTGTAGTACGAAAGCCCAGTTACAGAATTGATGGCTGAGATTAAGGCGTTCTCAACCTCTCTCTCAATAGAGGCCATTAGGTTGTGGGATCAGCCAAGTCTAGGGTATAGGAAAGGCCGTCCGTTGAGGTTGAGAATTGGGCAACCATAAATTCGTTGTTTTCTAAGGTGCAAAGATTGCCGATGGTAACGGTTGAAACAGCCGACGCACAAACCACAAGGGATTTAGTAAGCCTGAAAACTTCTCCTCCAACATCCAAATCAGCCGAAGTCCCGAGGTCGGTGGCTATTGCAGAAACAGGGTTAGATGCAAGCCCGGTCACGCTCACCCACAAGTCATTAATCATGTAGTGAAGGTCAGACCCAAAATAAGAAGTGGAAATAGCCCCGCCCATCAAAACCAACCCTAGTGTCAATCCATTCTTACAAGCCCCTCAAACCAAGGAACATTGTCTGATTCAAACTCCCCCTTTTGCCCCCAAAACTTGCTTTCCTTTCCCCTCCGAACCGAAGAGGCCAAGATGATTGGGGCTGAATTGATTGCCCAGAATTGGTCTGCATCCCTGACCGCCTTTGCCATCTGCTCAACGCTTGGGGCGGTATAGGTGGCAATGCCCTCAATCCGAACATCCCCCGGACATAAAACAATCACATTATCTTTGCCTAGTTCCCTTGCGGCTTCTTGGATGATTTTAAGCGGATTATGGTAGGTATTTTGCGAAACCCCGAATGGGGCAATCAGGTGATATTTTTCTGGTAGCCCAATCGCTCTTTCACTACAAAGCCTATCTATAACAATGTTTTCCCTGTCTGCTCCCTTTATGTCATTATGGGAATAGACAAACTCTCCCCAAGATTTTCTGCTTTTTCTATAATCAACATATTTATTGGGCCATATTTCTAGCTCAAGAATATCAGCATCAAAAGGGGTTGCTCCTAGTGGTTGGGCATAGGAAACCATATCAAAAATGCCGTGGTAAATCTCAAGGCAATCAAACAAAACTCTATGCCCCTTGTCGGATAAAAACTTACAGGCAGGCAGGCATCTTAAAATGTCGCCTAGCCTTTGGGAATATTTTATGATTTTAGGTTGCATCATCCACCACGCTTCTGTCTTGAACATGAGTAAAATAGCGATTCAGCCTTACAGGCCCGTGAGTTTTTTGTAGTTTCTCCCAAGATTTCAGAAGCTCCGCATAGCCATAAAAATCTTCCTTAAACTCTACTTGCGCTGGAACAGAATAGGCGAAGTGGTCAAAAACAAGCCCCATCTCCTCGGTGACTCCCCTTGGGATTCTGCTCGGCTGGTGATTCAGGATGGGTGGTTCGTGGCTGGTAAACTCAATGCCCTCGCCCCACTTCCATGCTCGATACCATTCGTAAGGATAACACCCAAGCCCGGAGCGCGAAACGACAACCTTTTTCCCTATGTGATAATTGCAAAAGAATTGAGCGGCGGTTCCGGGCGTTCGATCAATCAAAAGCCTATAAACATCCTCCATTTGTTTTTCTGTCCAAAACTCATCAGCGTCCTGCTCCATCACAACCCCGCAATCCACCCCTTCCAATGCCCTTCGTATCATCTCAATCTTTCCATCGAAAGGCTTGTTTTGGTATTGGAACGATACCTTTGGATGTTTTAGGTTTTTAAGATATTCGTGCGTGGCGTCTATTGAGACAAAATCCTTGTGCCATTTGCTCGGAACTTCCCTGCACCAGCGAGTGCAATTTCTGGGATTGCTGACTCCCTCGACAATCCTCCATTGCCAAGGAATAGTCAGCTTTTGGTAGGTTTCCAGCTTTTTGCTTATGAATGGCTCGCCATTCAATACGATTGTGAAAATGGTTAGCATTGTTTTACCCAGCATTGTTCTGTGACGGAAAAATCTTTTAGGCTTTCATTGACTGCCTCAATGACTCCCGGCCATGTTTCAATATAGTCATGCCCGGCAAGGATTCCGCCGCTTCTTACTTTCGGCATCCAGTTTTGAATGTCCATTTTAACTGCTTCATAAGTATGGTCGGCATCTATGAAAACCCCGTCTAGGGAGCCGTCTTGGAAAAGGCTTGCGGCCTCATCTGTTGTCATCCTGTGGGCTTGGTATTGTCCTTTAAGCGGAGAAAGGTTTTCAAGAAACTTTTCATAAAGTCCGTCCGTCATTCCAAGGGTATGCTCGCCTGATCCAAGCCAAGTGTCCACAATATGAACCTGAATGTCCGGGCTTTTGTTTTTTGCCTCCACAATTAGGAATGCGGAACTTCTTCCCTTCCATGCCCCAAGCTCAACAAGGATTCCGTTGGGTCGGCAGTTCTTTGCCATACGCCGATAAATGCCCGGATAGGTGAACCATTGCTCCCCAAAATCTGCGTTTATATGCTCCATGATTTTTCTGCTATTTCGTTCCATTGTCCGTCTTTCGTAATTGAATAGCCAAGGCCAGCAAGCCTCTGAACAAACGCCTTGTGATTTTGCCCCTTGTTGGTAATCCCATCAAAATGATAGCTTTCGTATCGAATAAACCCGATCTTATGTTTTGAAAAATCTATGGCCGAAAGAATATAAAAATCCATTCCCTCAGTATCAATATAAAGCCTGTCACAAATATCGACATTATTTTTTATCAAAAAATCGCCAATCCCCATTGCCTTTCTTATAATGCCCTCAATTTTTCTATATCCATGGAATAATGTATGGTCGGGGATTAAGGAGGAGTGGTGGCTTTCGGGTTCATCCTTTGGGCTGTAAAGAATTGCAAAATTTGAATCGGCCGGAACAATGGCTAAGTTGTAAAACTCTGCATTTGGAATATCGGAATAATTTTCCCTGCATTTTGCAAGGGCTTCCTCGGATGGCTCGACTAACAACACCCGGCTGATTTTGTCCCTATTTGTAAAGACAAAATCACGGCAATCATCCATTCCGTCATTTGCCCCGATATTTACGATAATCATTTCTTGAAAATGGCGCACCCATTCCTCCAAGATGGTTCCTCCCATAAAACAGGATGCCCCGATGTTTTAAGCCATTGATAATTCCCGTAATTCTTAATGTCGTTTGTGTCGTCTAGGGCGATGATTCCTCCCTCTTTTAGCTTTGGAAACCAAACCATAAAGTCAGCCCTTCCAGAAAAAGCCCCGCCATCCAATAAAAGAAAGTCGGCCTCATCCTTAATGGTTGGATGCCCCCAAGTATATTTTGCCGCAACCCTAAAATCTTCCCTGTGCCATTCAATAATTTGATCGAGAGGATATTGATTTAGCTTGGTTTGGGTTGTCCTATAAAAATCTTCCACGGCCTCTAGGCTCATCCACATCATCGGATTGCTTGAAAGCCAATTAACCGCCAATCCTCCTTGCCTTGAATCTAGGTTATACTTATGTCGGCCTATGCGGTCTGGATGAATTTCGAAGCTGAATAGCTCCCTTGTTTTGATACATTGGGTTGAGCCATCCCCGGTTCCGCCACCTATTTCAACCCCAAGAGAAAGCCCCTCGCTGTATTTTGCTAGGGCTTGGCCGAATGGGTCTTGAATGGTTATTTCTTGCATTTTGGTTTTATGTAATTTTTAATGGCCTCAACAATCACATAATTGATGACTGCTTCCTTGTCCTTGGCAAGCATTTCCATTCCGATTCCATAAAGCTCTTTTCCTGCCTTTTCATCATATTCAAAATCCATTAAAACATACTTTGTTTTATCGGGCCGTGCCTTTCCAAGCTTAATCACGCCAAGGTCTTTTGGGTCGGAGGGCTTGGCTTTTTTAATTCCAAGAATTGCTTTTTCTTTTTTCATAAATGGATTTACCCTTTTCATAGAACTCTGGCTTGTTGTGATTCTTTATTAGATCGTCTGGCTTCCCGCCTGCAAAGAGGGGGTTTTCATGCTTGAACTGAATCTCCTTCGCTTCAATCACAACCCCATCACTATAAGCTCTTTCTGTAAATTCGTTGTCGGAATAGATGCCGTCACTCTCTTGGTACTCTGGGGCAAACATAAACCCACCCTGCTGTTCTAGCCTCTTTTGCGTTAAAATCGCCATACAAAGGAGTTTGTCGGTTCGTAGCCCATCAGATACTGCCAAGACCTTGGGCTCATTTGTAGCCCCAATAGCGTTTGAAATTAGGGCATCCCAATGGCGGCATGGGCTCCAATCATCGCTCATTTGAATAATAATATCTCCCTTGGCCTGTTTTGCCCCATAGTTCCAAGCGTTAATGATGCCGCCGGGGTTGGCTCTGATGGCTTGGTGGGGCGTGTAGTCTTGGGGGTCATCGTGATCCACTACAAAAAGCCATTCCACCTCTAGGGGCTTTTGGGCAAGCGTTAGCCATTGATGCCTTCTTTGCCACGCGATTTGTGGCCTTCCTTTGGTTGCGTGAACCACGCTAATTTTAGGGGCTGGTCTTGCCTTCCTAATCTTTTCGGCCTCTTCTTTCTTGCCAATACAGGCACAAGCTGTTTCGTACAAATCCATCGCTTGCCAAGAATAAATTGCTTCAACAAGGTTCCAGTAGTGTTGTGTTGGCCTTGGAAGGCTCATGGCAGAACGAGCCGCCCCCCAAACCTTGTTCCATTTTCCGTGGGCTGAATACTCAACCGCGAGCCAATAATGGGCTTCCCTGCGGTCTGGCTGGCAGGCAATCGCCTCGCCTAAATATCTTAATTTTTCCTCGGTAGTCGGGGCGCATCTTCCCATATTGCAAAGCACATCATACCGAAGTGTATCCTCTAGCTCTGGGAATTGAATTGCCAGCTTTCCATATTTTAGGCACTCGGCCCAATTTGTAGTTAAAAAGTATTCTTGCTGGGTGTAATAAAGCGAGGTTGGGGCTGGCTCCAAAACATCCTTTAGGATGGTGAAGTTTCTGTCGGCAGATGTCTTTTTATAGCCTTTTGGGTTGTGAACCCGAACCACCCTATCAATCCCAAATATCTTTGTCTGATCCTCTGCTACCAACATTTCGTGAACCCGATTCTTCCATCTGCACTTGCCCTTTAGGGAAACCATCTCACGAAGGGGTATCAGTCCGGCATTGGAAACATTGTAGCGGAACGCTATGAGTTGGGCTTCCCTCTGCTCCGCTTGTGTAATAGCTTCGTCTATAATTGCCTCTGCCCCTGGTTGCATCTCATCATCAGCATCCACCCACATCGCCCACTTCTCTGAACAAGCCTCTAGGGCTGTATTTCTGGCCGTTGCAAAATCGTCTATGTGAGGCCAATCCGTTCTTTTGTTTTTGTAATAAACGACTTTAGCCCCAGCATCCAAGGCAATCCGCTCCTCCTCGGCTGTCGAAGCTGACCCGCCAGCAAGGCAAACAACAAACTCCTTCGCAACGGGCTTGAAACTTTTAAGAACTCTTTGGAGATACTCGGCTTCATTAGAGCCACAAATAAGGTAAATGGACAGAGGATTTCGCATATAGGATTTAAGGTGGGATTTATGTCAATTCATAGAAAAGAAAAGGGGGCTAGGGCTTTTACCCTAACCCCCCTTTCGAGGAACACACAAACCAATCTTTAGTTGAAGCTGGTGGTGATACGCACGCCAGCATTCGCATCAATCAGCTTTTCAGCCGTATTCATACGAACCCGAAGCACATTGCTCCGGCGAGCCTCATCACGATAGCTCTCGGAGACGAAGCCTCCGGGGGCATCAGCCGACCAAACGAGGGTGCGCCCGATACCGCCAGCGGTGAACTGACCGCTCTGCACATTGGCAACGGTGATGAAGGTGTTGGAGAACACGAACCCACCAGAATAGGCTTTGTTCTTGTTAGCGGAGTTGATCGCCGCGCGACCAACGAGAACCCTTTGGACTCCCAGAGCCGCCGCGATTTCAGCCTCGGACAGCAAGCGGGAACCCGTGTCGGAGATAACCCCGAAGAACTGATTCTGGAGCTTGGTCGTCCGGCGGATACGCTCGAACACAGGGGCCGACATGATGACCGTGTTGGCCTCATAACCGAGCTTGTTCAGTTCGGTACGGGCATTGGCCACATCGCCAGCCACATCAATGTTCGCCAGATTCGCATTGGTATAAGCGGAGATGGCAGACTGATCGGCAGTGGTGAAGGGGGTCGTGCTGGCATTGATAATGTCCTGCACACGCTTCTCGTGGCCAAGTTTGATTTGGCGGAGGAGGAAGCGAGCCGAGGAGGCTTCTAGATCGAAGAAACGATCAGCATCAGCGCGGAAGCTATCATCAATCAATTCCTCAAGACCGAACTCAACGGTGTCGTAGGTATCAGTCCCGAAGGCGCGGATGGCACGGGCGTAACCGGAGCCAATATCGCGAGCCTTGGAATCATTGTTGAGGAGGTCGGCCTGTGCCAACTGAACCTTGAGGTACTGACCGCTTTTGGCGGGGACGGGCAGAAGGGGGAAGATTTCAGCCCCGATCAGACCAGTGTCGCCATTGGGGGCTTCAACCAGAGCCTGATTGATGTCTCCCCGAATCGTTGTGCCACCAGAGATATAACTCATTTTCTTATTCTTTCTTTGTTTGGGTTAATCCTTAGAACATCGGAACGGCAATCTCGATCACCGCCGAAGTCGCCGTGGCCGCCTCAAGGGCGATGCCAGCGGTCACAAGATTGGCCGCCAGCGTGGTCACTTGACCAGCCGCATCAAATTTCACAACATCACCGACTGCCGCAACGCCCGATACGGTTGCGAAGAAGGTGGGGTGGAACAGCTTCACGGTCACATAGCCATTGGCCGCCACATCATCAATCGTGGCTCCGATGGCCTTGGTCGCCCCGGTCACGGCCACATCAACCCCGCCAGCCGTCACGGTGGAGGGCTGAACAAGGCGGTAAGCCGAGATGGCGGACGAGGTGCTGAATGTCCGAAAATTTCCGTCAATATTGGTGCTCATTCTATTTTATCCTTGGTTTAGAGTTTGGAAATACCACGGGCAAGAGCCTCGCCGTACTCCTTGGGGTTGGAAAGCATCACGGCCTTCATGGCCTTGAGCTTTGAAGTTCCGTAGTCGGGGTGAGCCGCCACCAGAGCTTCAAAATTCTTCGGCTCCTCTTTCTTTGCGGGAGCCTCTTCGGTCACGGGCGAAGCCGGGACGGGCTTGATGCCGAACTCGGTCAAAACTTTCTTAACCAGTTCGCTCATCTCCTCGGTCTGGGGCTTCTTGGCCATTTCCTCGGAGTTATCTTCTTTTTCTTTCGGCTCGATTTCCACGCTAATTTCGGGGGCTTCGGCCTTTTTCTCTTCAGTCTTGGGGGTCATCGACTCCTCAAGCTTGGACAAACGAACTTTAATATCTTCGATGTCCTTCGTATAGTCGGCTTTGTTCTCTTGCATTGCTTTTTTCTCCTTTGTCAAATTTGCCCCCTCCTCAATTGCTTCTGGCAGATCAACTGGAATGGGCTTCCCTCCGGCCATGTAGCCGAATTTTTGCATAAATTTAACCATCTCCTCGAAAAGCCCATTGGTCGCAGCAGGGCTGGAAACAAGGTCGGCGGAAGCGATGGATTGTGGGCGAATGTAGTCTTTGCCATCTATGGTTTCGGATTCGTTCACGAAAGCTAGGGAAACGCCGAACTGGTCGGGAGCCTCTGCGGCCATCTCTTTGATGAGGCCATAATGCGGGGAGTTGCGGAGAAGGCGAAGGTCGGCAACTAGTTTATCCCCCTCGATGCGAGGGTTGCGAGCAAAGGCCACAACCGCATCCAGCCCGGTTCCGTGGTTCATCTTTACCTTAACGCCATTCTTTGCGGCCTTCATAATTCCAAGGGCGGACTCTAGGCTTTTCTTGTCCACGAATAAGTCATGCCCCTTTGCCTCCCCAACCTCAAGGATTGAAACGCCCCCCAACTCCAACTCCTCCATTTCCTCATCCCGATAGGTACGATATGCCACCGCCGCCCTTTGCTTTTCGTCTGGAAAATCGCTGACAGCTGTATCGTTGCCCATGAAGCGATTAACAAATTCTTGTTCGGTTTCGTCTGCTCTAGGGGTCGGTAGGGGCATGGTTTTTTCCTTATGTCAAAAGGTCGCCATCGGCTTTGCGGTAGGATTCCTTGACCTCTCCACCGCCAGCCATCTTGAGAAACTTGTTCACCCTAGCCATCGCCCAAGCGTTTCGGCTGTTGGGCTGGCCCCCTGTGATGGTCGGCCTAAAGCTAGTCGAATAAGCCCCAGCACCCCTGCGGAATACCTTCTTTAGAGTCCCAAGGCTGGGGGCGTTCTTCTTGGGGTGATCCTTTTTGAACTGGGCAATCTTGTCTTTAAGGGCTTGTTCGTTGGCCTCTGAAATTTCAATATCCCCAGCCTTTGACCGCGTGGCCGCTGTGCCTTCGGGGTTTTCTTTTGATCCCTTAATCCGTTCCTTGGGCGGTGCGGGAGTTTGTGCCGCAGACTTGGGGCCGGGTCGGGCTAGTTCCTTTGCCTTCTCATCAGTCATTGGTCCACCCACAATCCAAGCGTCACAAGTTCTTTTGGCCGCACATTTAAAATCAAAAATCTCGCAGTAACCTAGATTGCCACCAATAGCGACTTCGTTTGCATCCTCGCCGATGCCCTTCTTAATACATCCAAGAACTTTGCTCCTCTGGTCGAAGGCCGCACAATTACCACAAAGCATCTTCTTTGCCGTTTCAATGTCGCCTTGAAATTCATCTGCCTTTGCCTTCCAATAATCCTCATTAGGCTCATTAGGGTTGGCTGGGCCGTAATTCGCATCGTCCACGGCTGTCTGCCTATTGGCTAGATTGGTTTTGATGTCTTGGGTTGCGATTGGGCAAGAGGCTGGTTCTGCCAGTTCTTTCTTGTCCCTAGCCTCCATCTGTCCAACCACTTTCCTTGCCCACGCATAACCAGCGTCTCCACCCCAGCCATTCCATGCTTGCCATCCCTTGCCTTGCTCATCCCAAGTCGCCCCCTTTTTATCAACTTCATGGCGATCAAAAAATGCCTTCATTCTGCGGACGGTATCGGGCGAGAACTTTACCCCGTTAATCAAGTCCCTCGCCCTAGCGATGCCTACGGGTGTCATCCCCCTCTGGCTGGCTGGCTTGGTTTCCCTTACATCCAAAGCCCTCTTTGCGGCTTCCCTTGCTCCTTCTGGGGGCGTGAAATCAATCCCGTCATACTTGCCCAACTCAATGCCGCCCATCATCCCGGCGATGAGCATTTTCACATCTTCAGCGTCTAGCTTTTCAAATAGTTCTTTTTTTTTATCCTCTACGGATTCTGCTTGAACCTCTTGGGGCTGGTTTGCTGTGGCAATTCTTTCCTCTTTCGTGGTTGGGATAATTTCGCCCTCTTTTGCCCCAGCCATAATTGACCTTGCTTGCTCCTCTGAAATTGTCGGGAAGGCGGCAGTAATAACAGAAATTGCTCCATCCCTTGTGAGCGCACCAGCGGCCACCGCATTGATGATGTTGATAAGGCTGGCCACTTGCGCTCCGTTGAGGGAAATATCCGATACAACTTGGGTCTGGGCATCTGCGCCCTCTTGGGATTGTCCCGCCCTCTGCGCCGCCTGTTGGGCATAGACAAGGCTTTCAACTATGTCGGAGATTGCCACGGCGGGAATATCGTATTCATTTGCAAGGCTTTTGATTAAGGCCGCTTCCTGTGCCTTTTGCCTTAAACTGCTTTCAAAATCTAGGCCGCGCTCTGCATAAATATCAGAAGCCGTCCGCAAGCCTGTTTTAAATTCTGCGATGGCGGAGGCAGATTCCCGGCCTAAATCAATGGAGACATTTGCTCCAAAGTTGAAGATGCCCTTGGTCGTCTTGCTTCCCTCGCTCCCGCTGATAAGCCCACGGGCAACCGCATCGGCAAGGACAATGTTTTTAACTGGCCGAAGAACCTTATCGTTCAAAAGATTTTGGTACCGGCGGAAGGTGCGCCCAGCCTGTTGCATTTCTAGGCGAGCAGTTGGGCCGGACATTTGAGATGGATCAACCGCAAATGAATATGGGATGCCAAGCCCAAGGCAGATGTTCCGCATCAGAACCTTATGAAACTCCATGAAAGCACCAGAGGGACGGCTTGGGCCGTTGGGGAAAACAATATCCTCTCCTGGCTCAAGGTAGGAAATTTTACCAGACTCAATGGATTCAAGCTTGATTTGGTTCCCATTGAAATCCTCATCATTTGAAAGGGTGGAAAGGTCGGAAGCATTGTTGTTGTTGCGCTTCACGATTGCGCTCTGGGTGCTGGCGACCTTCGCGCTCATCTTCTCAAACCCGGTCAGTTCGTGAATGTCTGTTGCATCATTGATGGCGGTGTGAAAGGCCGAGATTCCGCGATATTGGTCAATGCGAAGCGGGTCGAAAAGGTGGAAGGCTTGGCTTGCGGAAATAGTGGCTTGGTAGGTGTAATAATCCCCAATGCTACGATTGAACACATCGTAGGCGGTAGGTGCGCCAGTGTTGCGGTCAATATGAATGCCGCCAATTAGCTCAAGGCTTGTGTAGGTTCTGTAAGGATCGCCCAACCGATCAGCCTCGATGCCTTGAAGTTTTAGGTTGTTGTCGTTGTCCCTTGCCAAAAGGAAAAGAAAGTCGCCATCCCTTAACATGGACATCACGGCAACTTGCATAAGGGTTGAGCCTGTGTGCCGTCCTGTGATGTCGCATTTATCCCACCATTCCGCCCAATATGCCTCGATGTCTGAATTGATTTGCGGGTTCAGAGTCCTTGCTTGATAGCTGATTGACCCTGCCACATGACCAGCAAATTTAAGGAGGAGCGAGCGAACTAGGCCGACATTCTCGGCCAAGTCCCGCGCCCTCTTCATCAGTTCTACCCGATCATAGTTCGAGCGATAATCTTCAGCCCCGGAAAGAGAGCTCGGCCCCCTGCGTTCCCGTGTGTACTTTACCGCATCGTATTCAAACTTGGTCAGCTTCTTTCTGGCAATAAGACGCTCAACAGCCTTCTGGGGATTGATGAAGGCAACCGCCTTATCAATCAAATTCAATTCGGTCTTTTTCATGGGCCAAACTTGGCGTAGGTGGTCAGCGTCCTTGTTCCATCGGCAAGCTTAATGGCATAGGTAAGTTCTTCAAGCGTATTGCGAACTTCGGTAAGATTGGCTCGGCTAAAGGATCGCCCCCCAATAGAATAGGAAACTCCGGCCACCGCAATCGCCTCGAGACAAGAAACATATTTGTCCCGCAGAGAAGTTAGGGTGGCAACAGGCAAACCAACAAAAGAACCCTGTGCCATAAATCAAAAGTTGTGTCAAAGGCTACTCTTCAATGTTTTCTGCCAAATCCGCAGGGGTGACTTTAAGCCTTCCATGCAGAGCCGCCCCCACGATGTTCATGCACTCTGCATCCATTAAGTGATTGTTTTTGCCTACTTGCTTCCAAACCATGCGCTCCCTGCCTGTAAGGGGATTCTTCACCCTAACCTTGGCCTCTGCGTTGATATGCTCAAAATACACAAGGGGCGTATCCTCGGCAACCCATCCCTCTGTTTTTAGGAAGTTTGCCAAAATGTCCTTGATAGCCGGGTTCGACCAACGCCACACAGGGCAGAGCTTCCATTTCCAGCCATCTTTGGACATGGTTTGTTTCCCGCTGAAGGGGTCTCCGTTGGCGATTCTGGCGTATGGGCGTTGAACTTTGGCATTGCCCACAATCTCAGAGAAGCTGGCCTTGTCGGAGCCCACAAGCGCAATCCAGCCATTCTTACAACAATTCAAATAAACATCTCTAGTCTGATCCCCGGAATCACAAAAGACAGCGGCGGCTTTAACTGAAAACTCCTCGGCCTTCGCTTGGATGTCGCCCCAAGTCTCAAGCCTTCCAGCCCAAACAAGCCGAGATTTTCCATCGTTATCCCAAGCCCTAACGATTGACCAAGCATGAAAGCCCCCTGCCTCTTGGATGTCGCAACTCATTACAGGGAACTCGCCCATGCGAATCTCGCCCATCTTGTAGGCTCCGGGCTTTATGTCTATGCGCTCTGTTTCATGTTCGAGCCAAGGCTCTGCTAGGATTCGATTCACGAAGTCCTGCAATCCCAAGATTCCGTTTTTATCTTGTAGCCATTTCACCGCTAGGCTTCCGAAAGTCACCCAAGGGGCATAGAGGCCATTAAGGTGATAGCTTCTTCGATTGGGTTCTCCCTTGGGATTGGTTACAATCCATTCCCCATCCCGAAGCATCTTGGTCTTTTGCCCGTCCCGAATCTGTCCCTTGCACTCTACGCACTCATAAAAGGCCGATGATTTTACCAGCCCAAAATCCCATTCCGTGTCGCTTAACTTTGCAGATTGATCCCATTTTATTTGCTCCCAAAGTAGCTTTTGTTTGTGTCCGCAATGGGGGCAAGGAACAAAATAAAACCGCATATCCCCCTTTAACCATTCCGCCCATATAATTGAGTCTGCGGTTGTGGGGGTGCTGGTTGAAATAATTAAGTGGTTAGGATAGGTCGCAACCCTGGCCTCTGCCAACTGCAACGCTCCGGCTTCTTTTGATGAGGAGCCATCAGAAAATTTATCAACTTCATCGAGCATTAACAAAGATACTGATCGACTGGAAAGATTGGCAGGGCTGTTCGATCCGACAAACCATAACGACATTTTCTGGAAGTGCTGTTCTAGGATTTTTATTTTATCGGTATCAATCGGTCTTTCCTTTGCCAAGGAAGGGCAATCATCCACCATCGGGAGCCATCGGGTTTCGCTGAAACTTCTTGCCAGTTGCTCGCTAGGCATTACCCACAGGGCAGGGCAAGGTCTTTCCGCCAAACGATACGCTAACCCAGCAAGGATCGTGGTTGTCTTGGATGTCTGCGCTCCCCAAACCAAAGTCACCCTGCGGATTGAATCATTCCCAAAAGCCTCTAGCGGCTCTTTTACATAGGGCGTGAGCGTGGTTGAATATGGGCCGGGTATGTTTGTAACCCTAGCCGAGAGGGTGAGATTGGCCTCGCACCATTCTGGAATGGAAAGTTTTTTCCTTGGGACAAACAAGGATTTGATTCGTTCCTCTGTTTTCATTCATCTTAAAAGCATATAGCCCTTGGCATAGGCTTCCATTGGGTTTTTATGAATCCAATCATGGCAAGCCATACAGATTGCCATAAAATACTCCTTTTCATTTAGTCTTGCCCCAAATCGCCCTCGCTTATGGTGAATCTGCGTTGCTTTCTTTCCACAAATTTCGCAAGCTGGGTTCTGCTCCAAATACCATTCCCGAAGCCAAGTGTAGGCACGATTTTCCCTTGCTCTTTTCTTGGAGACTGGCCGAAGCCTTCCGCCCCTTTTCAATGGGGTTTTTCTTTTAAGTGGGGAGCGCTTCATTCGCTTAAAGAAAGAATCACACAACACAGCGCAAAGAAGCCAAGAAAAATCACAAGCGGATCGCTCATTTGAAAGCTCCTTCTGCCTTTTGAATTGCTAGGAATATCTGATTCACTCCATCCTCGATGGCTTGCTTGGCGCACTCTGGGTCGCTTGGGTTTGCCCTTGAACAGATGCTTGCTGGCATTGCATCCAATAATGCACGAATCCCGCCAAGGTATTTCGTGAAAGTTTCTTGAACTTCGTCAGCCGAAAGTGTTTGTCGAAGGTGAGCCTGTTCTTCATTGTGGTCTATCTCGGCTTGGCGAACGACTTTCTGCGCTCGCTCGTAAGCATGAATGGCGGCTCTGGTAGCAATCGGGTTTGATTCTTTCGCCGCTCGCACCATAAGCCTAAATGCCGCAACCTCCATCCGTTGCGCCCGAAGGAGCCTTCCCAGCGTATTAAGAGCGGACAAGTCCTCATCAGAAATACTTTGAGATTCTGGTTCTTCTGATTCTGGTTTTAATGGGGGCGGGGTTCTTGCGATGGCTTGTTGGTTTTCCATCCTCCACCTCATCGCATCGGCTTCCGAGGTCAATGGCATCCCCCTCGCCACCATCTTTGAGATTTGGCCTTTCGACATCCCCCACTTTTCCACAAGCTCTGTTTGCCTTATCATTTGTTAATTTTACCGCTGAGGGATAGTCCTCATTCATTTGGAAAGCGTTGCCTTTTTGCCAGTAAGGTTTTCCCATCGCTTCACAATTACATCGCAGTAGTTGGGGCTGATTTCCATTCCGTAACACTTGCGTCCTAGTTGCTCGGCGGCGATTAGGGTTGTGCCAGAGCCTAGAAAAAAATCCGATATTATATTATTTTTGCTAGACCCGTGCCGAATACTTCTCGATGTAAGTTCGACTGGTTTTTTTGTGGCGTGATCTTCGTCTCGCCCCATCTTTCTTTGTATGTGCCAAACATCGCTATACTCTCTTTCGCCTTGGTGCGTCTCTAGTTTTGGATTTCCTTTTTTGCATATGTTTATAAGCTCATATGTGTATTTATAATCAGAACCCAAACCGTGAACCATTTTGTCCCAAACAATTATATTACTTAACTTAAAGTATTGTTTTATATGCGGAATAAGCTCGTGGTTTCTTCTCCAATCCAAGCAAATATAAGCAACGGAATCATCTTTTAATATATTGAAATAATGTTTGCAAAATGAGGCTAAAAGGTTCTGCCATTGTTCGTCTGTAAATGAATCATTAAACATATGACTCAACCAAGGTTGAGTCATTGTTTTTTTGCCGTTGCCTTTCCAAAGGGTATTCGGATTTCCCCCGCTTTGCGTTTGTGCGGTCATTCCAGTATTATAGGGCGGATCGGTGAAAACCATATCCGCCCTTTCCCCATTCATTAGCCCAGATACATTTGCCTCGATTGTTGCGTCCCCGCAAAGCACCCTATGTTCACCAAGTAGCCACAAGTCACCCGGCTTGGTAATCGCATCGACTGGAACTTCCGGTACTTCGTCCTCTTCGACTTCTGGCTTGGTTTGCTCCATAAGGTCGGCAAGTTCGTCCGCCCCGAAGCCTGTAATATCTAGGTCGATTTCTCCTGTATCAATTTCTTCAAGAATGTCTTTGAGGGCTGGTAAATCAAATTCTCCGCTTAATTTGTTTAGGGCAATGTTGGCCGCTTTTTCTTGAGCCTCATCTAGCCAAACAGCCCAAACTTCAACTTCCTCTTTTTGAAGTGCTGAATAGCACTTTAGCCTTTGATGGCCTCCAACAATGTTCCCGGTTTTAGCGTTCCAAGTGATCGGCTGAAGATTCCCAAGTTCGCTCAAACTTTTCGTGAGCCTCCCAAGGGCATCGGAAGAAATTTTTCTTGGGTTGTATGAAGCTGGCTGGAGCTCGCTGATTTTTTTTGTGATAAGGCAAGGGTATTTCATTGGTTCCTTAAACTTACAAAAGTTTTTCCTTTTCTAACTTTGTTTCCATTAAGGTTTTACAGGAAACTCGCACAAAATGATCGCGCGGGGAACCTGTTATCTTGAGATTTTGCAAAGTAAAAGTTACCTAAGTGGTTGGTGGTGGGGTAGTTGCATTTTTTGACGCAAACTACTAACAAATCAAGCATCGAGCTTTTGTAAGTCGTGCTTTGTTGGTTAGTAAAAACTTGCGTAAGTCGATGTGTCATTTTGGCAGTGCCTTTAGTCGAGCCTCCCTCCGGCCTCAACCCACGCTTCAACGATGGGCTTGGCTTCGGCCACGAACTCGGCCCGTTGTGCCTCGCTCCAATCGTTAACCCGCTTGCGGGATACCCATTGGGAGGCGGCGACAAGGTAGGAGTGCCAGGGCTTGGGGTTGCGGGGTGCGCTGTTCTCGATGGGGTCTGGGAGAAGCCCCGCCCATAGTGCCAACTGACGAAGCTGGGTAGGCTCTGGGCTGGTAAGGCTTGGCCTTGCTCCAGCCACCCTTTTTAGCCGCCTTGCCTGTTCCTCGGATACCCCCCCTACCCTTAAAATTTCTTGGGTATTTAGCCCCTCTGTTTCTGCTGATAGGATGATGTCGCCAGCGTCTGCCGCTAGGGATATGGTTTCGGCCATGGTCTGCACGGCCTGCTGGCGGCTTTCCTCCAAAGCCTTCACCGTTTTCTTAAGCTCCATTCCGATGCGTTTCTCGTTGTCGTTGGCTACGATTGCCTTGCTCATTTTGGGATTTCTCCTTGGTTTATGCCTCGGCCTCAACAAGCTCTTGGGCTTCTTTGCTGGCCTCGGCTGGTGGTTGGATTTCTCTAAAACGCCATTGGGCAAAGCCCCTTTCTGGATGCGGGGGCTTGGATGAGTTTGGGTTTTTAAGCTCTTGTAGGTACACAACGACCTCACCCGGCTCGCCCTTAAAATCTACGCCAATCCCCAGCCCCCTCACCGTGTAAGTGCGGTCTTTTAAGGGTAGGGCGTTGTAGTAAATGAGCAGTTCGGTTGGGAAGCGGTCATCTACACAAAGCACCCTTGAGCCAGCCCTCATCGTTTTTTGCCTCTCTTTTTCAGCCCCTTTTGCCATGCCTCCTGATCCCATTTTGGGCATTCCTTCCGCCGTCTTTCGTGAACCCGCAAGGCTCGCTCCTTGTAAATTGCCCTCACCCTAGCCGACCTTTGAACTCGTAGAACTAGCCCTGTTCTTTGGGTAAGCTCTGATAGCCGTGCAGACAAGGCGGCTCTTGTGTAGGGCTTGCCTGTGCTTGGGTTAATGTATCGTTTGGCGATGGCCGTTAGGCTGTCTGGGGATCGGTTTGAGGCTAGGGCGAGCAGGGCTTCGTCCAGCGTATCATCCCTTTTTGTCCGTAGAAGTTGCGAATCGCCTTCGTGCTTGATCGTCTCCTCAACTACTTGTGCTGTTAGTTTTGCCAGTTCATCTAGGTCTTGGCCTCCATTCATGGCCTTTAGCCTCGCAAGCCTCTCCCTTACCCGATCCTCTAGAGTGTCTATGTGTTCGGCCATATCAACAGTGTAGGATGCGGCGATGCTGTCCGCTGGGTCTTGGCCGTCAGTTCTCATTGGCTTGCTCCATCACTTCTTTAATGCCTTTGATGATTTGGTAGGCGACTTGCGGGACGATGGCATTTCCGAGTCCTTTAATTCTGTCCATCCCATAGGGTATCCCATTAGCCACTCGACCCACGCTGGGTTCAGTTGTCCAGTTGCTCCGTTGCAATTCCCCGCAATCACTTCCTCTAAATTGGCTTTGTTCCGGGCGGCTAGCTTCTCTCTGTTCTTGTCTGTTATCATTGGATGAACCTTGTTGGCTTTGGGGGTCGGCCACATCTGCACCATATTCCGAAGTCTGCACTGACTTGTTTGCCCGTTGTTTTTGTATTTCAGCCATCCCTCTTTGCTCCCAGTTCTCCCCGCATCTTCCACGCTTGGTGTTTGCCACAATCCATACCCTGTCCCTTCTGTGCGGGGCATCGACACCGCAAGCTGGAATAATGATCGGCTCGACATCGTATCCAGACGCTTCCAAATCAGAACACACTTGTTCGAGTGCCAAGCCGATGATTCCAACAACATTCTCACCAACAATCCAAGTTGGCCTTGCCTCCTGTATGACTCGGAGCATTTGCGGCCAGAGATAGCGGTCATCGTCCTTGCCTCTCCGCTTCCCGGCATTACTGAACGGCTGGCAGGGAAATCCTCCTGACAGAAGAGTGACTCCTCGATATGCCGTGCCATCGAGCGTTTTGATGTCTCCGTGGATTGGGACATTAGGCCAATGCTTTTTGAGGACGGCTTGGGCGTAAGGTTCGTTGTCGCAGAATCCAACGGTTTCAAATCCAGCCCATCCAGCGGCAAGAGCAAATCCTCCGATACCGCTGAACAAGTCGAGGTGGGTTGGTTGCTCATTCATCAGTTCCCTTTGCCCAAATCCAATGGCTGTGTTTGCTTGGCCTGATGATTTTGCCCTGCTTTTCCAGCCATCGGGCGTGGTATTGAATCACGGGCTGTTCCATCTTGAGAGCCTTTGCGATCACCGCCGTTGGGATGGCGTTGAGCAAGAGCCTTTCAATGACTTGCCGAAGCATTTTGATCCGCTCCTGTGAGCGTCCAGCCTTCGTGATTTTGCGAAGCTCAGAATTATCTGGGCATAGCTCAATCAAAAGCCTCTCGGCTCTTAACTGGTCGGACTCAATGGGGTCGGATTGCATTTAAGGATTTCTTTAGGCTCTAACTATGGTTCGTCAAACGATGACTTAAGGTTGTTTAAAGTTATTCATAAGTAATACTGGGCAATCTTTTTTCCGCTCTCCGTCTGAATGTCCCGGCTTTGGATAGTCATCCCTGCCTTTTTTAAGTCATGGATGCGAGAGGCTAGCCTAAAGATTCCGTATAGCCTCAACGCCTCAAGTGCCGTGATCGGCTTCCCGCTCTGTAAGTGGGAAAGCACTTGTTGGCATTGCTTTGATCCGATTGGCTTGTTCGGGTGATGCGTCTCCGTTGGCTCAACGAAGTCCATCGTTAGTTGGGATGCAAAGTGGAAGCTCATCAGCGTTTTCTCTTTGCCCTGCCCCAGCCCGGCGATGCTTTCCATCCGTTCGAGCGAGCGTAGGCAATGGTTCCATGATCGCAGTTCCAAGCCCTAGCAATCGTGTTCATGGGTATCCCTGCTTCATATTGAGCCTTCCATAATGCCCACCGCCTTTTCACTATTTCATACTTGCGATTGTTGCAACGCCCCAATTTGCCCTTTAAAACCCGTAATTCTTCGGGAACTATGATATTGGGGATGTCTAGCTGGCCGTTGGTCTTGGCCTTTTCTAAGCCCATTTGCGCTTCAATTTGGGCTATTCTGGACGCTATTGGCTCAAGATAGGCTTTCACGGGGTCATTATCCCTTGCTTGCTTCATTAAGGATAGCGTTGTTTCGATGTTCTCAATCCGCTCCTCAAGGTCTTTGAGTTTTTTTGGGATGGTTTGGGTGTATTCAAATTCCTTCGCCTCCTCGGCCAATGTTTTGTAGGCTGGGGTAATTCTGCGATACGCGACAAAACCACGATCCTTGTCTTTATTGAATGCTTGGTAAAGGCTCACGATGGGAACCCGGCCTTCTGCCAATCGGAATAAGAGCTAAATCCCATCACCCTATAAAGGGGAGCAGATTCGCACGATGATTTGATTTGTGGTTTTGGTTGCATGGTTTGTGTTCCTTTCGGTTGTGTGTGTTGGTTTCTGCGAAAGCAATTTCTGGCGGCGGCTTGCCAATTCTTGACGGGCGCACGGCCTCCGACTTTCCATCCGTTAGCCTCATAATGATCGAACGCTCCTTGAACATCCTTGCCCACCCACCCAATACTCTTAGCGTAGACCAACCAATCCGCGAGCGCGGGGCGCACTTGTTGCGCCCTTTCTTTCTTAATGTTCTTATTGTTATTGTTATTGTTATTATACCCCAATCCATTGACGATAGATGGGCGATCTATTGACGATCTATGGTTCATCTTTGATTCATCCCTGCGCCTATATCCGTCCAATCTATCATTCATCTTTTGCAACTGCTGGGCTACTCCTTCATGGTAAATTGCACCATCTTTTAATTCATAAACCCTTGCAACTTGAAGCTCTTTTAAGGCAACTCCGCAATCATCCCCAACGCTTCTGTTCAACTGCTCCGTTGTTGGTATGTTTCCACCGATCAATAGTTTGCCCCCGGCGTTGGCCTTATACATAAGGCAAAGGAGGTGAATCCAAAGCCCCCTTGCCTCAAGGCTGACCATCCCCAGCTTCTCGTTTGAGAGCCAGCGGTTAGGCTCGAAGGGAAACCAGAAAGAATCTCGCTTCACTTTTTACCGTTCTCCAAATCACGCTTTTGGTATTTCTTTGCTCGCTCAAGAAGTTCCTTTGCCATGACTTCCGCTAGGTCGGCATGGTGCAAAACATCCTTATAAGATTTATGCTGGGCGTGGCTCCATTCCTTCTGCATTTCTTTGAGCCGTGCCGTTGTGTATTTAAGAAGTTGTTTAAGATAAGTAAGTCTTTTTACGCTCATAGAAAAATCTCCTAGTCTTGTCCCACCCGAAGGCTACGGACAGAATTATGCCGACCAATCCTGCAAATATAAAGCCCACGATCAGCCCCAGCCCGACCATTTGCTTTCCAATATTTGAAAATATTTCTGGCATAAATCTCCCTATGCGATAGGAGCTTTGGGCCACGGCGACCACCACCGAACCGCTTTAGCTCTTGTCCAATTAGACAAATAAAACTCTCCGTAATGGTAGCGAGCCGCCAAAACAGCCGCTCCAACGACAACAAGGCATTGATCGTTTTCCTCTGGTCTATCATTTGAATCCCTCCATTCAATAAGCCCGAATTTTGTTTTTGGGATTTGAACATCATAGGCGGACATAAGGGCTTCTCCTTATGGCCGTTACGGCATCGTTGTATAGGTCTTTCTGCACTTGATCCTCGGTTCCGTCTCGCAGTTGCTCCAAGAGCAGGGCGCACCGTTCCCTTTCAAGAGCGGCCACTTGTGCGCCGTATTCCTTTAGCAAGGTTGCGGTTTGGTTCATGTAGGACATTGATATGCCGGATGCTTCAGAAGGGGATTTCATCTTTTTTATCCTCCTCAATGACGGCCTTGATGACTGCCCTTAATTGCAAATCCTTTTTATAGGGTTGCCCATCCGGGGCGTTCTTCAGGGGTTGTTCGGTTAGCCACATCAGCCAAGAAAAGCCCTCCGATGATCTGGCAATCTGGCGAACGGTCTGGCCTTTGTATTTTCCGAAGCCAACAACCATATCCTTGACCTCGGAGTCCTTGGTTTTCTTTTCTTCTACCAACTGCGCGGTAATCTCCTTGACCTCTGCCGCCGTAGGCTCTTCGTATTTGTCGGTGTTGAGTTGCTTATCATCAAAGCCCCCGAAAGGAACTTCCTCGGCTGGGGTGGTTGAGAGGTTGCGATCAATTAGGACAACCACATGGGCAAAGGCTGAACGGCAAGCCCGACTGATTGCTCTGGTCTGGCACATCGCTCGCTTGGCGTAGGTTGGCCGCTTTGCCCACATCTCCTCATCATCGCCAAGGAATCCCTCGGCAGTTGCAATAACCTGGCCTGTATCCATACGCCGCACTTCACCAATACAACGCCAGCCATCCTCGACCCGCTCGACATCACGGGCAGAGGCCACGCATCCGTGGGCTACTGCGATTGATTGCCAGCCCTCAACCCGAACATAATCTTTCTGGCCGATTCGCTGGGCGGTGGCCTTGACGATTTCCCTGCAAGCCCCGGCAACATCAGTTGCCTGTCGGATATGGGCGGCAACGCCGTTGGTTCCGTTGCCGTGCTGAATGATTTGTGTTTCGCTCATTGTGTGTTCTGCTCCTTTATTTTTTGGTTTTGCCTTTCTATTTCTGCAAGAAACTCCTGTGCATTACGGGCAAAGACAAGCCTTCCAGTTATTTTAATCTGCGACCCAAAGTGCTTCCTCACCCAATAGTCATCAGCCTTATTCGCCATCATCTGATCCTCTAGGTCTTGCCGCCTCCAAGAGTTAGCATTTAGCTCATTCCATGCCGCATCGTATTGGCTCATTGTTTTCCTTTCATGGTTTGGATAATTGGCTCTAGCCACTTGGCGGTAATCTGATGGGCGGGAACTCGGAAAAGCAAGATGCCCTTTTCGGCTAGGCGATTGTATTTCTCAATGTCCTTCATAAACCCGCTTGGCCTTGTATGCCTTCCCTGAATCCAGATTGCGCCCTCGATTTCAACGGCGACCCCATTGGCGAAATAATCCACCCGCCATCTTCTTGTCGGCTCGAAGCGGTATTCCTTTTGAAGTTCTGGCCCACCCAGAGCACGCCAAAGAAACTCAAACTTATTTAATTTCGCATTTGCCATTGGGTCATCCTGTTGGGCTTGCTTAATTCCTTTTGATCCTCGGTCATCTTTTCAAGCCGATCAAGCTCCTCGGCAACGAGAAGATAAAACTTGCGCCTCTCATAATCCTTTTGCTCGAAATATTTAAGAAGCTCCTTGCCCCCAAACCATATTGAGCAGATTAAAAAGATAAGAAGAAATTCAATCATAGAATCCTCCATTTGTGCCACGATGGGGAGCAGTAAGAAGGATCGGCAATAAAAGGATAGCGGTCATCCTTCTTCATAACAAACCCCTCCCAAACCAACCCGTTCCGATTCTGGAAATTCATTTCCTCCCAAATTGCCTTGAGCTTTTTGTGATTGAGTCGGGGCATCCGTAGCAGGGCGTTTTGCTTTAGGTCAAAGGATGCTGGCTCGATCTCCTCAAATTCTTTGACCCTTTGGGCGTAGGGCTTGGGGTTGTCGGGGTCGAAGGCATCAATAACAATAATGGTTCCAATTCCCCGCTTCTCCCGCATCCCCATAATTTCGCAATCAATAAAGCGAGATTTGATCCCGGCAGTTGCCAGCCGCTTGAACATCAGCGGGGCGTTGGATGCGATCTTGCCGTGGCGGTTATAGGCCAAGCCTTCTTTCTGATCGAACCAACCCCTCCATCCATTTGCCTTCGGTTCGATTGCCCACTCGTTATAAGTCTCCGACCAAGGGGCATCAGCGGCTCCGACTGGTCTTGCGGGGTAATAGGATTTCACTAGTTGGGTTGTAGGATTTCTAGGTATTGCTGTAAAGTTTTATTTGGTCAGTAAAAGCTCCAGCCAATCCCCAAGGCCAAGGCCGATAAGGATGCCAATCATTACCGATATGTAGATTTTGAATGCTTGTTTCATTTGGGATTTCCTTTCTGGGTTGTTTAGGCTTTGCCGGAAAGCCTTGCTTGAAATTGTCGTTCTTCAAACGAGGCTTTAGCCATGAGATGGGCATGGCGAGCCTTTTCGCCCTTGGCGAGAAAATAGGTTGTCAGAATCAGCGTATGGGCGAGGAGGATAAATTCGATCATTTGATTTCAATTTTTCCATTTGGGTAAATTTCCGCATATCCGCAACCGTTGGCTCCATACTGATACATCAAAGCGGTCCCCGAGGGTGTGACATTCTCCAGAATCCAGCAGTGTGTTTTCATGTCATGGATTGAATCTCTCTGCCGCATAGTCAGCAAATCCATTCCATAACAACTCTTTCCCACCCTCCAGGTTTTTTCGGTTTCAGTAAGCGGAAAATCTTTGGCCGTTCCCGCTTCGGCGTTGGTTGTGTTGCTTGATTTTTTAAACTTCTTTCTATCGCCATCTTTAACCGTGACGACTTCGGTTGTGGTTCCGTTGCTTATCATGGAGCCAGTTTAAGGTATCTTAAACCTTTGTAAAGCTTTTTTCTTTAGTTATTTCTCTTTGATTATCAACGATTTACGACTTGCCCGTAATTTTATAGTGGGTAATTCCCGTGACTCTGCGCCCTGTTCCATCAAAAATTTTGAAATCTTTCTTCTCCAAAAATCCATCTCTTGCCATTGCGTTAAGAAGTTTATTTCTTTGCCCTGCCGAGTTGCCGGAGTAGCCCATCTTTTCCAAAGCCTCATCAGATTTTAGCCAGCCCTTTGGAACTTCGTCCTGCTTCTTGGCTAAATAGTTTTGGAGGGTTTTCGCCCATTCGCCCTCGAATTTCATTTTGCTCCACCCCTTGTTGTCCTTGCTCATACGGGGAACCTCCATTCTCCTTGGCTGGTTGGGCTTAAAACATTCACGATGCAATCCTTATCATTGTATTCGCCCCACGCTATCCCGTGTTGCCATGCCAAGGTACTTCGGTTCCTTCGTGCGTAGCCCATCGCCCCGATGTTTGCCAAACACCCAATAGACCAACCCACGGGTGCGCCTATTGACCTCCCCGGCTGTCTGTCTATGCGGTGAAGATGCCCAATCACAATGGGCTTACGGGTTGCCTCTACATGGTCCCGTGTTGCGGAAAGAGAAAACATGAAGCCGTGCCCGAAAAGCGTTCCACCAAACTCCCTCCATCCTTTCTCAATATCATACTGCACAATCTCGCAACGGAGGTCTTTGCAAGTCTGATGGATGTCGGCTAGGCAACTGGTCGCACAATGGGCAAGGATTGCGTTGGGGGAATACTGATGCTCATAGGCTCGAAATTCGTGGTTCCCAATAAAAAATACATTTGGCTCTAATAACTGTAAAAAGTTTATCCCCGCGCGGAAATCCTCCGAGATGCTTGCGGCCCGATCCGCAGAGTCGGGTGAGCGCATCGCCCCCGAGCGGAAGGCCGCTAGGTCAATCGCGTCTCCAAGATGAAGTGTGGTATCGGGCTTCCAGCGTTTCTTAAATTCTAGTGCGGCCTTGGTTGCCTTGGCATCGGCAAGGTGGCCGTGCGAGCAAGATACAGCTAGGAACTTCTTCCACTTGGTCATTTGTCCATTCCCGTGATTGTGTACCAAATAGCCCTGCAATTTTCACGGCTAGTTGTGGCGCAAACTGACTCATCATTCATCCCCTCATTGGCAAGTTCCATTATGATTCTCATATTCTGGCGCAACGAAAGTAGGTATGTGATTTGGTCAACGGTTTCCTCGATGGCGTTCTCAACCATCTTTGCCGCTGGCATTGTCCAAAGCTTCGTTCCCTTGTAGGCTTGAACCCCAGCCTTGTATTTTCGATCCAGCAAATCGCAAGTGGCTAGCTTTATTTGTTCCAAGTGATAGCGATGGGCTTCGGTAAATTCAAACTCAAGTTGCTTTGGTTTTTCGCCCACACCCTTCCCCGTTGTCATTTGTTTTAACGACTAGACCACGGACGCTTTTTGAAAATACTTTTCTTCTCTTTTTTCACCTCATCATTTTTCTGGGGGCTAATAAGTTCCCGCCATCCCTTCACGGTTGAATCCTCAAGGTGGGGAGTCTCCCAATCTAAACGCCGTAATCCTCCCGTGGCCTTGGCAATCTTGTGGGCAATCTCATAGCTTTCATCGTCTGACCAAGCCACCTGCCAGCCCGTTCCAGATTGGGCAAGGGGAACAAAGTCAATCGCCCTAGCCCCCTCGCCTTGGTCAATGTGAAGCGATTGCGGGGGATACCCACGGGCATTCGTTACCTTCGGCCCCGGCAAAGACCGCCCCTTCTTGTATAGCTCCTCTTGTTCCTCTTGGGTTCGCAAGGAGCAATAGATTAAAACATAAAGCTTCTTTGCCCAGCAGTCATGAAACCACTTTGTGACTGATTTAGCGAAGTTCTTTTCTAGCCTTTTAATATGCCCTTCTGAGCGTTCTAGTGCCTGCTTAAGCGTCATTTGTGTTCTGCCCTAGCCCTCCACCTCTCCCCCTCTGCTATGGCGTTGGAAAGCTCCACAAGAGCCTTGGCGTACTGCTCTCGTAGCTTGTTGTTGTAAATCTTGGTTTCCTTTTCGACCCTATCCCAATCCTCCATCAGTCCCAAGATGTCGGATGGGGTTGGGTAAGAGTAGGTGATTTCTTGGGTTGTGGTGGCGCAACCGCTAACGATCAATCCAGAAAGCATTGCGCTCAACGCCACGAACCCAACCATCAATAGCCTTCTTGCGTTTGTCATTCTTCTCTTCTATTTCTTGGTCGGACTTTTGCAAGCGGGTTTTCGCCCTGTTTTTAAGCCACCATACCCAAGCCCCCAACAATGCCCCTGCGATTGCAAGGACTCCCTCGATCATTTCTTGGAGAACTTGGCGAGAAAGTCCACAACCTTTTGAAGCGTATTCTCGGGCTCATCTCCAGGGATAAGCTGGGCGATAGCGATAACCGCTCCAAGCAAGGCCGTAATAGCACCGAGCCAAGCAAGCCAATCCTGTGAGGTGATAAGGGAGATAATGGTTTCCATAGCCTTGTATTAGTGTCAATCAGATGGGCAACCCTGTTGTGGTATCATAAATTCCGTCATAAGACCAATACTCAAGAATTTCATAGTTCAAAGTTCCGCTGTCGCTATATAACGCTATGCCAACCTCGCTTAGTGTTACTCCATCAATAGACATGCTTTTGCCTCGAAGCGTGATTGGATCATAAACAGAAAGATATTCAAACCCAAATTCCTCTGGAATTCCTTCTGCTGAAAATGCTCCAAAAACGCCAACCTCTGGAACATAATTTTCGTTGTTTATATAAACATTGTTGTAATATAAGCCTGCAACGCTTGGCTCTAAATTTAAGACAGAAATAACATTCCAGCCTGGAGACGGCTCGCAAACCAACGATTCTTCCGATACTGCATTTCTTTCAACAACAAGCTCCCAATCATAGTAAGTTGTGGGGGCAAAGTCTGGAAGCCCGAATACTCCATAAAATCTTATTTTCTTTACCTTCCACCATAAAGACATCGCCGAGGTTATGTCGGCTGAATTAAATGAGAATGATGGGTCTGGCCCAGCGTCTATGCAAAATGGAAAATAACCGCTATAACTAGCATGAAGAACCCTGCCCATTTTGGGATTTCCTTTTGGCCTTAATAGCCTATGACGGTGATTCGATAAGTTGCCGTGGCTGGCGTGATGTTTCCGTTTGTTGCGTTGATGCAGTCCAATTCAAGGCCGTTTGCGGTTGTTACATGACCAGCAAAAGCAAGCCCATTATCCATGCTTGCAGGAAGCCCAAGAAGAACAACATCATTTAGATTGCATCCAGTAACCGTCACGCTTACAGAATTTGTGCTGTTTGAGCCAACAAGCCCGAAATAAATGCTGGCAGTTGTGGTTAGGGTTTTTGTTGATTCCGGCAAAACGCCATAGGTTGAGGAGGAGGAAAGGATTCCAGCAGTAACCAGATTGTTGATTACATTGGCCTGTGTTGGGGTTGAATAGGAAAGAAGCCCAAGATTGCTAACACTATTGACTAGATTGGAACCAGTCGGCTTTGCGATTGCGCTTGCCCCATAAAAGCCAAGGCCACCAGACCATTTAACTCTTTCAATCGCCCCATCATAAAGCCTGCGGTTCTGCCAATCTAGGCTGTCTGCGCTTGTAGAATCTTCCAGCTTCCAGTTCGTGGCATTGATTGAGCCAGCCACACCCGTAGTTAAATCCTCTACAAACTTTGAATCTGCTTCAGACTTTGTATAATAGGAAGCCTGTGGGGATGGCACAACCGACCCTGCCGTGATAAGGTCTTTTCTTACCGTGACTTGGCCTTGGTAAAGCGTCTTTGGGTTTCCATTTTCACTATATTCAATTTCAATCGTTGGCGTGATGGTGTCGGCTCCCTCGTCTGCAAAAAGCTCGTCTAGCTCCGAGGTTGCCATCGTGAGGGTCGTTTGTTTCCACGGCCTGTAATAAATCCCGCTTGCGTCCAAAGAAAGTGCGGTTGTGATATTCTGATTTCCAAGCTCGCGAACAAAGGCAATCGTGTAGCCCTTGCCGTTGGGAAGTTCGGCCACGGCAATATTGTTTGCGCCAATGCCACTAATCGAACTTAAAAGGGCTTGAACATTTGAGGCAAGTAATCCAACCGGGATTCCAGTGGTTGAATTTGTTCCGTAATTTAAAACGAACTGACCACCAGCAACAAGGGGGCTTACTTCAAGGCGATAGGTTTCGTTCTTGTTGGTTCCGGCATCTCCGTCTTGTGACTTTGTAAGGGAGATTGCCCCAGCCGTTGCCGCCGTTGTGAAGGTGTCGCTATAAACAACAGGGTTCCTTCTGATCTTGATGATCTGCTGTGTGTTTACATCAGCCGCTTTATCCCTTCTTGTGCTTACAAGAATTGAAGAAGTCGGGAATAGGGTAAAGGCATCGCCAGCAACCGAAAGGGCGGTGTTGGTTCCAGTTGCCGTGAGAATGAAGGAATCTTGCTCAATTCCGAACTGATTTACCGTAGAGACATTGTTGGAAAGTGCCGTGTAAATTGAGGACGCAAGGGTTGTTTCCGTGGATGAATAATTTATGGCCGAACTTGTGACTCCATTAACAGAAAGCTTGAATTGACCAGAACTCGGCCCTTCGTCAACTTGCCCAATGGCAACCTTAAAAGAGCCTCCAGTTGTGTCTAGGTCAAGAGGGGGAACTCCCTGAGGGGCATCTTGTAAAAGTACCCTTAAATTGTAAACATCGTTTCTGGTTAGGTCTGGGAAGTTTCCCTGCGGAGCAGACCCCCCTAAAACAATCCCGCTACCGCCAGCGTCTAAATAGATGTCAATATTGGATGCCATTTTAATTGATTCCTTATGTTAAGTCTATTGATCTTTCGGCCCGAAAATAACAATGGTTTCTGGAATCCCATTACTGCAAACATTCAAGGTAAACCTTTCGGCATTAAGGCGAATAACAAGGCCAGGAGCCGCCGCGTTTTTCGGCTTTTCAACAAGAATATCTTCCGTGTCCTCGGCCTGCGTCGGGACGATTGTTTCAATTCTTCTTGTCACTTCCCTAAAGAAATTCGCATTAAGGGCAAGGGGCTTCTCTGGTAATTGCCCAACAGGAGTGTCTTTTCTGTTGAACGCTCCCGCTAAATTTACTCCTTTGCCCATAATTAAAACTCGTAGTTAAGAAGGCGTGTGATCTGTCTTGTTTTGCCTTCAATTTTTACAAAAACTGTTGATCTTGCAGAATCACTTGCAGTAATAATTGTGTGAGCAAATTTGCCATATCTTTGATAAGACACGCCAGAAATAACGAACCCCCTATATTCCACAATCGGGGCTGGTACTTCTGATGTAAAAGGAAAGCCAAATCCTTGGTTTGCCGTTGGATAGTTGGTTTCATTTCTCTTGTTTGTTTCTGAAAGAGCTTCTATCACAAAATACTGTTGGAAGGCTTGAGCAAAGAATGGTGCGCCTTTAATTGTTTGAATAATCTTCGATGAGATCTCCCCTGCGAGTGACGCAACCGAAGATTGGGGCAGGGCATAACCATTGATCTTTGTCGGAATAGGCTGACGGCGAGAATATTTTTTAAGAAAAATAATTTCGTCAGTTGAGCCAACATCGCCAACAAAATCAATAAACTGAACCGTTACAGAATATGGGTTAAAGGCATAGTCATCCACAGGCTGAAGGGTGATGAGCGGCTTGGGCTTTAAGTCCCTAAAGAGTCCCACATAAGTGACATTATATCGGGTGATTCCCCCCGGCTCGTTTGTGCTTTCCACATTCTCAACAAGCATGGTTGAATAACGCTCTGCGGAAGGCGGAACGGGGTTAAAATAGCCCGTGATTGTTCTATGGGTTGCCCCGTTGATGATAAGCTCTTGGAAAAATTCTGCATCCTCGGTTCTTGAGGTATATACATCGTTGATTCTTTCAAGCCCGACAATCTCCCTCCTAAAGTTGGAGGAGTTTAGGATGAGTCTGTTTGCTGTAAATCCGACTAGGGTAGGCATAAAATTAGGTTGCGTGGGCGTAGGTTTTTAGTTCGTCAAGAACCCTCATTAAATTATCCTTTACGGCACGAAGTGTTTCCTCGGTGGCTTGTGCGCCAGCCCTTGCGTTCTTTGCGTCGTTGTAAACATCTCCTCTTTCGGCCTTAGCGGCATCATCCATTTTTCTTGAAATTTCTCTGTCTATATCATAGCCGCTTATTTTCGGCATTTGCCCCGGCCTTTCCCCGGCTTCAAAACGCCTCTGCATTTCTCTTGCTTTAAGTTCATTTCGGATTCTTTCCCTCTCAATATTTCTTAGCCGATATGACTCGTCTTGGGCGGCTTTTTCGGCCTTTCTTTGCGCCCCGATTTCAAAACTACTTGGCATTTGCCCCGCTCCCCTTCCCGTGCCCCCTCCCGTGGCAAGCTCCCTTGCAACTGCGCCCTCTGTCTCAATAACCCTTCTTTTTGCATCTATGTTTTGTTTTTCAAGATCAAGGATGCCCATGCGAAGTTCTGAGGCATCCATTTCAAGCCTGTTTATTTCTTTGGCAATTTCTAATTTCTTATCTTCTATTGCTTCTCCCGCTGATATGCCTTTTTTGCTAGTGGCCCCGATCTCTCTTGCCCTTGCCTCCCCTCTTCGCATTGCTTCTCTTTCAAGCTCTGCCATCCCGACCAATCCCCTAGCCGCAGATGCGCCAGCCGCCTCGGCCCCAGAAAGCCTTTCTTCAAGAGATGGAATATCCGAAAGCCTTGCCTGTCTCTCCGCCTCTGCCGCCGCCCTTTGTTGTTCGGATCTAAGCCCTGCGGTTAATTGTTGCGCCCTCCTCAGGTCTTCGGTTGCTTGGGTTGGCCCGACAACCCCTGCCCTCATCTCTTCGGCAACTCTTTTTTCAGCTTCTGCCTGAAGTTGCATTGCGGCTTCAATGCTTTTGCTATATTCTTCGGCTGTTTTTCTGGCGGCGGCTTGACCCTTGGTTAAGTTTTTCTGTATTTCTCTTTGGGCTGATTCTTGCTCGATCCCCGACCTTTTAACTTCATTCGCCGCTCGGCTGGCCTCTTCGGCCATTGCCTTTAGTTCATCTTTTGCTCCCCTTATTTCTGCTATAAAATTAGTTAGTTTGCTTTTTTCAATTTCCTTAATCGACCTCTCTGCATCGCTTGCGGCCTTATATAGCAAGTTGGCTTGGGCGGCTCCCTCTGCCAATCCCTTTACCGAACCCATCTTGGCAATTTCTTCCCTTGCCGCCGACAGGCTTTCTTTTGCCTTGCCTACATTCTCGCTTACTTTTTGGAAGGCATCTATAATCACCTTCCCGGCCATAACTACGGCTGTCCCAGCAAGGGTGGTTCCAAGCACTTTTGAAAATGCGCCTAAAGCCGCACTGGCAACATCGGCCCCCGATCTTGCTTGGGCAAGTTCCGCAACAAAAGAGCGGATTGTGGTAGATGCCTTTTTGCCGGAAATATCTAAATTCCCAACAGCCCTATCCATTGCCTTAACGCCCCGGTCATCGGCATCAGCAAGAATCCTAAAAACCAGCGGTTCTATGCTCATTTGCCGTACCAATCCCTTCTTGCGTTCTTGGCAACATAACTTGCCATATCTTTTATCTCCTCGGCAACCGCCATTTTAAGACCCCTGTTTTGGATGGTTCTTGCTTGACTAATTTGACTTGATGGCCTAAGTGGAAGTTTTCCAGTAAAAGAAGAAACTTTTCCGGGTGGCCTATATCTATGGTCAAAAACTCCAACGCCATTAAATATGGAAAACTCAAAAGTTCCCGCTCCAACTCTTTTAATTTCTGCCCCGCCGCCGTAGGCTTGCCCAGAAAGCCTTGCCATTGTTTCTGGCCCAAAATCACCCCTAGATAATTTTGAGTCTGAAACACCAAGCATTTTTGCCGCCAACGCCCAGCCGATTCTAAGCCACTTGCTTCCCCTTATTCTAGCTTGTCTAAACTTTTTATATTTACCATCCATGAAAAATCCCGTTGAGAGTGCGGGGCCAAACTGCTTTGGCTTATTTCTTCTTTTAATTTCTTTTTCCTCAACAAAAATCTGCCCCGGCCTCACCTTGTAAAGTGTTACCCTCCTAAACTTACTGCCCCCAAGGGGTTGCATCCCCTTAATTTTTCTTTCCCAATTTATGACCTTATATTGACCAACATACTGAGAATTGCCTGTTTTCGGCCCACGATTGGGAATATTGGCAATGCTTTGTGAAATTCTTTCTGGCGGAGAAAACTCTGTGTACTGCATGGCCTTCAGCGCAACATTCTGCATTTTTTTAAGAACAGAATCATAAATGGTAGCGTTTCGCCTTTTTACATATCTTTGCAATTCTTCCTGAAATTGCGGGATGTTGGACACAATCCCACCCTTTTGAGAAACACTTGCCCCCAAGATTTGCGATGCAGTCACAATATTCCTCTAAATGTTAAGCTTCTTGGCTATCTCAATAAAATCAGAATCGGATGCGCTGGAAACCCTTCTTAGTTTTGCCCCCATATCGTGAAGAAAGACATGAAAACCTTGGTTCACAATGGATAGGGGCAGTTCCCAAAGGATATAGTTCAAGCTCCATCCTGTTTTTTCTGCCAGCAAGAACACCGCTGCGGCCGTCCCCGCTGGCCTTATGCGTTTGGGCTTGGACTAGCCCCCGGCTGTGGGATCACATCAACTTGTCCCCTTGTTGATTCTTCGATGATTTTTGAGACAAGGGAGGTTGCCATTTCTCTGTCAGCTTCGGTCTTGTCCCCTATCCAATCTATGATCCTTTCCCTAAATCCATCCTTGTCCCAAGCAAGTTTGATTGCCTCTTTCCTGTTCTTCTTCAATAGGATGTGCAAGTAAAGGAACGCCCAAACAAAATAAATTGGGGAGTCCCCATCATCCCTTATCTGCAACAAAAGAAGTCTTGAGCCTTCCGTGTATGGAGCAATCGGCTCCCCCTTGAATTGCCTTTCATCGGCCACAAAGGATGCGTTTAGTTCGTCTAGGATTTCGTTGCTCATATTAGATTGCCCTCAGAATGGCCTTCTTTAGCTCTGGTTTGGCGTTTAAGGGGACGATCAATGTCTGACCGCCCCTTTGTATGATTTGGATTGGCTCGGCCCTTTTAACCAATCCTAGAAGCGTTTCTCGATTCTCTAGTGCGGCTCGAATATATCTAACCTTAGATTCCTCATCGCTTTTCATTTCGCTCCACTTAACTTCCATCTCACGCCTAGCCTCATCGCCCTCCCCAGACTCGAACCAAAAGGTAACTTGGCGTGTGCCGTCCTCTTTTACGATGTGTGTTACGGGGTCAGATTTGCGAAGCTTGCCCCCAAGAGTGGCAACGGCAGAAGCAACCTTAATGTTGGTCGTTCCCCAAAATGAAGTGCCCTCCATGATCTTAGGATTTCAAAAGGGACTAGAACCCTTATTTACACATTCGGATAGCCAGTTGCGGAAACATCCAGCGTGACAAATGCATCGTTGGATTTGTTAATTGTGAGGCTGTCGATGCGGAGCGTTCCAGTCGTGGTTGCATTAGCCATGGCAAACGCACCCCCAACCGTCAGGGAGGTATTAGCCCCAGTAATCGCCACGCTCAGGGAATAGGCCGTGGTGGGGTTGTAATATGCTACCCCTTTAATATCGCCGGAATTGTCGGATACTTCCGTTTTGGCAATGTTCCTAGTTTCGCTGAAGGACTGGACAAGTCCGATAACCTCAGAAGTTAGACCAAATACCAAACCGCTTTGACCAATAGTTGTTGCTGGCATAATTTTGTATTCCTTTCTTTATGTCAAGTTTTTAAGGATGTCCAAGAAGTCTGTTTTTAATGATTTCCCATGCGGCGGCCAGCACCCCAAAGACAATGGTTGAGACAAGCCAAACCCTGCCTTTAATGCTGTGGGCTTCGGATTCTAGCCTGTCCATCTTGCCCTTATGGTCGGTTAGAAGCTCTAAAATATAGGCTTGCCGGGTTTCCATCCTTGCAACGGCCTCCCTTACAGAAATAAGCACATCATGGTCATCTTGGCTCATACTTCACAATCCTCTGCCCCCTCACAGATTCTAACACATTCAGAGCCGTCGGGGCCTATGAATCGCTCGATGTAGCCCTCGGCCTCCAGGTACTCAAGCGCGGCGATGAAGTCGCCGTAGGTGTAGGCGGTGGCCATGGGTCACATCCCCTCCGGCACGGGCGGGGCGAGGAACTGGACGGCATCTGTCATGTGTTATACTGCTTTGAATAGCTCTCCGCCGCCGAGGCCATAACGAACTGCACATATTCCGCATCCGTGTTGAGCCTGTCGGTTGAGTCTTCAGGAAGTAGGTTGTTTCTCGCCTCACGGGCGGCGGTGATTCCTGCAAGGTGGGACTGGTCGATGATTTCAATGGTAAATGTCATTTTTTCTCCTCGGTTAGCTGTTTCTCAATTTCCTGTGCAATCGGCAACGCCAAGACAGATGCGTTTAGCCCTCCAGCCTTTACGGCAAGATCGAGCAGTTGCATGGTGTTTTTGGCTTGTTCTTCAGTGAGTGTGACTTGTTTCATAAAATTACGCCAAGGAGACGGATTTCATCGTGCCTCCGTCATTGGCCCAAAGTTTAATCGTGCCTGTGCCAGAGTTTTTCCAAACACCGAAACAGCCAGAAGTGATGTCGCTGGAAGTGGGATCGCTGGCGGAGGTGTAAAAAGAAACTTCGATTTGCCGTGCCGCTCCTGTGCCAGCATTTTCCGAGGTGATGGTGAATCGGGTGGTGTTTGATGTCAGAAATGCCAGACGCTCATAATTGGACGCATCCGTGTAAGTGCGATAAAGGCGAACTCCCTGTGCGTTTGTTCCGTTTCGGATACCCAGCCTGTTATCGGCTTCGTGTAAAAAGAAAAGTGTTCCGTTATTTCCCCAAACGCTTCCATTGCCAATCCTAATTCCTCCGTTTACAAAAAGATTTGCGCTGTTTGCGGCTCCTCCAATATTTATGGCGGCCGCACCAGTTGTTCTAATCCACCCGTTTCCATAGGCCGCACCAATCATTAAGGTGTTGTTCACTAAAACACCTGCGTCCTCATTGATTGTTCTTGGGACATAAAAAACCGTTGTCCCACCAACTTGCAAATCAAGGAGCTTTGAGGTTGAGCCAGCCGCCGTGGCTGTGACATTAAGCAAAAAGGCAGTTGGATTGCCCGTGGTATTCCAAGTCTGCTCCAAGCTGACAAGGCTTTGGGCATTACTTCCGGTAAGCGAATTGCCTGTGTTGGAAAAGCCTGTCGTGTTGTTGGCTGGCGCAAAGGACAGCGTGGTAAAGGCTCCCGTATTCGGCGTGGTGCTACCAATCGCCGAAGGGCTGGCCAGATCCACGCTCCCCCCGCCGCCGAAGAAGAAGCCCATGTTATTTCCCCTCCGTCACGATGCGGCCAGCGTCCGCCGCCGCGCCCATATCGCTGTAGTTAGGCAGGTCGGATTGCTCTGCTTTAGGCGAGCAACTGGAAAGAAGAATGGCAATGGCTATGTATTTCACGGCAATCCTAATCCTTGGCCGAGAGTGGATTTGTAGAGGGAATAGATGGACAAATACTGCGAGTCCGTAATTCCAGTCGTGGCCGCTAAAGCAAAAAATATTTTCCCATCAAAGTTTCTCGAAAAAGCAGGGTTTCTGCCAATATTTAAATTGTTTGTTGATGTGCTAACTGAACCAGAAAACGATCCCGTTTGAATTTGTGAGCCATTAAAAAACGACCTTGCTGTTGCATTGTTATGCGAAAACCCAGCAAAACAACTATTACCATTTACGACATCCCCCAGCGTCAATGCTCTTTCTGTTCCATCTATTGTTACTGACGCATTAATAGTTGAGCCGGAGATTCGTCGGATATCAAAAGTAGGATAGGGGGGATTCCCCTGTTGATTTGATATGATTGCGGTAAAGCTTACGGCAATGTTGTCGGGATTAAATCCAACTAAAATTGAAATGCCCGATGAATAAACATTTTCAAGACCTGTCGAAATAAAGTCATTACTTCCATCAAAATCTATACCGTTGGATGTCCATGTCGGCCCATTCGTCAGCGTCCCATTGTAAGTCCCCAATCCCCCCAGCGAATATGCCGTAGTTCCCGTCCCCGCATTCTGGGAGGAGCGAAGCGGCCAGCAGACCATGTTGCTCCATAGACCGAGGTCTTTAATCCCTGTGACGAAACGGCTGATTTGTTGCCTACCAGCCGTAGAAGTAACGCCAGCGGTGCTAAAATAGGCACTAGCGTC